CGGCACTGTTCAAACCTTCGAGGAAGCGCAAGAGCTGCGCATTCTCGACTTCATCAAGGCTAATGGCCCGGCAACGATCGGCGAAATAGCCAAATCGCTGCACATGGAGAAATCCACAGTTTCGGCACGCCAGAACAAGCTACGCAAGGATTCCGCGCTTGTCTGGGCAGACGAGCGCCGCAAGTGCAATGTGTCGGGCGTGCTCTGTCATGTACTGCAGTTGCCAAAGGGTCAAGCGGAGTTGTTTAGCTGATGGCTGGAGACTGGCTAAAAATGGAGGTCAGCACCCCGGAAAAGCCGGAGGTGTTGGCTATTACGGTAAAAATGGGCTGGGATGATCCTGACCTTACCGTTGGAAAGCTCTTTCGGTTGTGGCGCTGGTTTGATCAGCACACTGTAGAAGGTAACGCTGCAAGCGTTACCTCAGCGTTACTGGATCGCATTGTTGGCGTTACCGGCTTTTCAAATGCGGTTGCATCTGTGGGCTGGTTGATCGTTACAGATGACGGAATTACCCTGCCAAACTTCGACAGACACAATGGCGCAACTGCGAAAAGCCGTGGATTGACTGCGAAAAGAGTCAATAAACACAAGGTTTTAACTTCGGGTAACGCAAAAGGTAACGCTGCGAGCGTTACCGAAGCGTTACCTAGAGAAGAGAAGAGAAGAGAAGAAGTAAACCCTCTCTCCGAAAGTAGCGTAAGTGCTAGGCAACCGTCTGTAGCCGAAAAACCGCAGAACGCTACCCGTGAAGGCGAGCTTTGTCGAAAGCTCCGAACCCTTGGGGTTGATGCTGCGCCACACGTCCTGAAGGATCGCAAGTGGCAAGCGTTGCTGGCAAAGCGAACTGACGAAGAAATCGTCGCGGTTGCAGAAATCAAGATCGCAGCAAAGCCGGGCCAGCGAATCAACCTGCCGTATCTCTACCCCGCGATTGCCGAGGATCCAAAGCCGCCACCTGATGCGATGGCCAGGGGATCGCCGCGAGGAAAACAAGCGGCTCGTGACGACTACTTGATTCAACAAGGATACAAAAATGCCACACCAAACACAGGTAGCGCAGCCGGATCAGAAATCATCGAAGGCTTTGCAGAGCGCGTTTCTTGATGCCGCAATAGACCGTCTTTGGCATCGGTTTGAGAACAACTACGGCAGTCTTTGGATGGATCGCTGGGCGGGTTTGCCGATGGATCGCGTGAAGCGCGAATGGGCGAATGCTTTGCTTGGTTACGAGCCGGATACGGTTTCAGAAATCTTGGGGAAAGCTTTTGAGGTGGTCATCAAGAACAAATTTCCACCGACTTTGCCGGAGTTTTTGGAAGCTTGCCGAAATGCAGCAACTCGCAGAGGCACCTTCGCCGCGCTACCACCGCCAACGATTGACCGAGAAACCGCCAGAGCGAGGCTGCGCCAAGTCTGCGAAAAGGCTGGCTTTCCTTTGCGCGGCCAAAATTGAAGGGGCTATTCGATGATCTGCCATTGCGGACGAGCGATGCACCTTCACCGGGAAATGATTCTGCACCTGTCGGGCATGCGCCGGACGATGCTGAAGTGTCACTCAGGCCATTTCTTCCATCTGCTGGAGGGGGTGCCAGTGGAGGCGGGGGATTGCCGGAAAGTCGAATGTGCGTTGAATGCGAACGCTGCCAATTCAGAAGTGACCCAACGATGGCTGAGCAGGGTTTCGCGCCATGTGACACGGACCCAGCACACAGAATCCGAGCCCTTTTCTTTGCACACCCCTGCGACCGTTTTAAACCTGCAGCTGTGGGGGTTGCAGATGCACGCCGAGCTTGGATTACCAAAAAAAGGCGCAGAAGCGCTGACAACAATGAGGAATAGCAGTGCAGCAAGTCGTTCAGAAAATACTCGCCACTACGCGGCAGCAGTGGCAGAAAGAGAGGCCGCATGAGCGTCATTCTTCCTTGGCCGTCGCCAGTGCTTTCGCCAAACGCTCGCCGTCATTGGTCTGTGGTGAGTAAGGCAAAGGCCAATTACCGGAATACGGCGCGCGTTTTGGCTTTGCAAGCCAAGCCGATCGTACCTGCTGAGGGGCTTATCAAGGTGCGTTTGTGTTTTGTCCCACCCGATTCCCGGCGCCGTGACATGGACAACATGATTGCCAGCATGAAGGCCGGCTTGGATGGTTTTGCGGATGCCTTGAAGGTCGATGACTCACGATTCGAGCTGACGTTTAGCCGCGGTGGGAAAGACCCCAAGGGGCAGGGGTATGTCGAGATTGAGGTATTAGCGGCATGAGCAAGCGCGAGCGGATCTATCTGCGGGTGGTCAAGGGTGCTTTAGTGCCGGCTGACCCCTGCGCGCAATCCAAGCTCCGCTCACGCCATTACAAAACCGGCCAAGTCTTAGCTGCTGAGCTGGTTATCCCGCGAAACCCGAAGTTCAACCGCCTGGTGCATAAGCTTGGCTGCCTTGTTGTGGAGAACGTTGAAGCTTTCCATGGGATGGATGCTCACACGGCAATCAAGCGCCTTCAGATCGAGGGCAGGGTGGCTTGTGACGAAATCGGGATCATGGTCGCCAATTACGGCATGGTGATTCAGTTTATCCCCCGCAGTCTTTCGTTTGAGTCGATGGATGAGGCTGAGTTTCATGAAGCCGCCAAGGGCATCTGCCGAACGATTGCCGAGCGGTACTGGCCTGACCTGAGCCCAGATGCCATTCAAAACATGGCTGATTGCATGGTGGATGAGTGATGCACCACGGCAAAACCCCTACCAAGGCCGAGCGCGAATGGATGGATTCAATCGTCCAGCTCGGGTGCATCGTGTGCCTTGAGCAAGGTTATGGCTATGTGCCCCCAGCCGTGCACCACATTTTGCGGGGTGGACTGCGAATTGACCACTTCCACACACTCCCGCTTTGCGATCCCGGCCATCATCAAAATGCCCCCAAGGGCTCGGGCGAGGTATCCCGCCACCCAAATAAGGCGCAGTTTGAAGAAAGGTACGGCACGGAAATGGAATTGCTGGAGCGCGTGCGTGCCAGGGTGAGGAAGGCTGCCTGATGCTGTCCATCCACCAACGCCGTCGGGACTGGTTTCAGATCATACGGGTAGACCTGACGTATGCCGGTATCCCCATGGCGAAGGTGGCGAAAATATGCAACCGCGATCCAAAGACAGTAGAGCATTGGACCTTGGATGGAGAGCCGAAAGACACGGACGCCCGGATTATCTTGGCGCTATACCAAAAGTTTTGCCCTCAGAAGTTCTATAACCACATGAAACAGATTGACCCTGATTATGTTGGCGCTGCGGTAACGGCTTCGCGGCCTTCGAGGCCAAAACGGAGTTTTCGGAATGAGTTTCAGCTGGAAATGTTTGCAGCCTAGTCTGAAGTAGAGGGATTTAGATATGGTAGTCAAAAAACGTGCCAAGACAGGCGGCCGGCAGAAGGGTACGCCGAACAAGGTGACAGGGCAGCTCAAAGATATGATCTTGGGGGCTTTGGATGATGTTGGCGGTAAGGATTACCTAGTGACTCAAGCCAAAGAGTCGCCCAATGCGTTCCTTACGCTGCTGGGGAAGGTACTGCCCAGCGAGGTTAAGGCCGATCTGACTAGCGGCGGTAAAGAGCTACCGGTGGCTGCACCGGTTTTCAATGTGACGGTGAAAAGCAAATAAGTGGGCGCCCCAGAGTTCAACTTCGAGCCCACGCCCAAGCAATTTGAAGCGCTTTGCTCGGCGGCCACTGAAATCCTATATGGCGGGGCGGCGGGCGGTGGGAAGTCGTACTTCATGCGCGCGATCGCCATTCTGTTATGTGGCCTGATCCCCGGCCTGAACGTCTATCTGTTCCGGCGCATCTATGACGATCTGATCAAGAACCACATGGAGGGGATTGGCGGCTTTCCGGTCATGCTGGCGCCGCTCATTGCTTCTGGTCACGTCAAGATCGTGGCCGAGGAAATCCGGTTTTGGAACGGATCTCGCATATTCCTGTGTCACTGCGAACACGAAAAGCACCGGTTCAAGTATCAGGGCGCGGAAATCCATGTGCTGCTGATTGATGAACTTACCATGTTCACGGAAACCATTTACCGGTTTCTGCGGGGGCGGATGCGTGCGCCTGGCTTGGTTATCCCGGAGTGGGCGGAAGCGTTTTTCAAGGAACAGTTCAAGGTTTCGCTGCGCGATAAGATTCCGCTTGCCTTGTGTGGGTCGAACCCCGGCAATGTCGGCCATGTGTGGGTCAAGAGCATGTTTATCGACAACGCCTTGCCCATGCAGCTCCGTCAAATGTCGAAGTCTGAGGGTGGAATGCTCCGTCAGTTCATTCCTGCACTGCTTGAGGACAATGAGCATGTTGATCAAGAGGACTACGACGGCAAGCTGCAAGGTTTAGGCAACAAAGAGCTGGTTCGCGCGATGCGCCGCGGCGATTGGAACATCATTGCCGGCGCTTTCTTCGACAACATTCGCGAGGAAATGCACAAGCTGCCGAGCTTCACCCCTCCCAAACACTGGACGCGGTTCAGGTCCATCGACTGGGGTAGTGCAAAGCCGTTCTCTGTGGGCTGGTGGTGTATTGCTGAACCTGAGTGGGTCAAGTTCAAAGACGGCAGGGAACGCATGCTGCCAGCTGGGGCAATCATCCGCTATCGAGAGTGGTACGGCGTCAAGCGCGATGAGGACGGAAAAGCCAAGCCCAATGAAGGGCTGAGGCTGACTGTCGAGGCGGTTGCTCGGGGGATTCTTGAGCGTGAGGCCGGGGAAACAATAGACGAGCAACTGTCACGGGCTGACCCGTCCATGTGGGCGGCCAATGGTGGGCCATCGTTCATTGAGCGCATGCTGTGCTGTGACCCGAAGAACCCGAAGGCCATGGTGGGGCCGCGATTCCACCCTGCCGACAATACCCGTGTGACCGGCTGGCAGCAGATGTATGCCCGGCTGGCCTATGAGGATGTAGACGACGGCGAGCCCATGCTGTTTGTCACCGAGGATTGTCACGACTGGTGGCGAACTGTGCCCGCGCTACAACATGATCAGAACCGGCCCGAGGATGTGAACTCCGACATGGAAGACCACGCTGGGGATGACACGCGCTATGCATGCATGGCTAGACCGGTATCCAGAGTGCCTAAGCCGAAAGTGTCCTCAGGGCCAAAACCTTGGACGCTGGACTGGATTAATGCCAATGGTGGTGGCTAGCCGCTAACGGCGGCAAGTCGGCAGCTCAGCACATTACCCTGCTGCATAGGCTACCCGTGAAAGGTAACGGGGGAGAGTCGGCGCCCGCATGTGCAATACGGTATGGCGATCAAAGGCTAACTCAGCACAAAAGGGAAAAACTCCATTCCTTCTCGGCTGAAATGGCTGCATGAGTATCGCAGCCGCAAATGTTGCCCCGAACTTCCTGTTGCGTCGAGTTCTTCACGCACAGGATTTGCGTCGCCTAGACGAGCCGGTTGTGATTTTTGAGCACCATGGCTTTGACGATGACGGCGCTCAATACTTCGTTTATTCCATCGGTGGGTGCCTTGACGGCCAATGGCTGCAAGAGGGTGCCACGGTTGGTGGCGATGTGATTGTCATCCACGCCGACAACCGCGATGACGCTGACCAGATGGCCTGCCTTGGGCTGGAAGACACCATCAATGCCCTGGATGTTGAAGAGGGAATGATCGTAGAGGCGCAAGCAGCACTGCGTCGCCTCTCACAGGTCAATGCGCTTGACCGTATCGATTTAGCTACCCGCCCAGACCGCAATGAGGACTTTGAAAAGGACTCGGAATCCGTTCGTCTGTTGCGCGGTGACGACATTGTTTTGACGAGTGGTCACTGATGAAGGTGGCACCACAGAAGGTTGGCGATGCGCTCTTGGCGGCGCTTCAGCGCGACATGCAGAAACACCTTGAGGCTGAGGTCACAAGTGGACAACGAGAGTTTTTGGCGCAGTTGAAGGCCATAAAGAGCAATACGGTCGGCACTGACCGTCGCTGAGTGCCCAGATAGCAGGGCTGTTCTCTGCAAAATTAAGGAGCATCACCATGGCTAACGAAATTACTTCTCTCGGCTCTGCCGGTTCTGCAGTAGCAGGCATTCTGATTTCTGCCGCATCCAACGCCACCCCCATTGTTCTGACGCTGGCCGCTGGTCATGGTTTGAAGAATGGCGACCGTATTGCTGTTGCTGGTATCACCGGCAACACTGGCGCTAACGGCGAATGGACGGTGGGCTCTGTTGGTGCCACCTCTGCAACCCTGTTGGGTTCGGTGGGTAATGGTACTTACGGTGGCACTCCGCGCGCTGCTGTGATCATGGACACCACGCCATTCATGGACGACCACAGCGCTGCGCTCCACATGGGCGGCAATCTGGTTGGTACTGTCGATATTGAAGCCTATGCCACCTATGCGGACTTCGCGGCAGGCCAGAACAACGGTGGTGCAATTGCCCCGGTTGTAACGCCTTCGCTGGGTACCAATAGCGCGGGTTCGGCTTCCACCCCAGCCAAGACCACCATCACTGCAGCGGCTACTAATGCCGGCTTTGCTGCTGAGGTCAAGCTGCAGCGCTATATGCGTATGGTGATCACTGCCTATACCTCTGGTACTGGCGGCGTGTTCTTGGAAGCCTGATGGACCAACAACGCGAGATCTCTGCTGAAGAAAAGGCGCTTGTTCGTGATTGGAACAAGCGCATAGAGGCGGCATTGTCTCGCGTTGAGAAGGATTTCAAGCGATTTGAGAAGAACCGCAAGCTTCTTCTTGGTCGAGGTGAAAACCAAGAAGGGCAAAAGACAGAAATTCGTGCGAACCTGTTCTTTGCGAACATGGCAGCGCTATTGCCGCAGGTCTATGCAAAAGACCCGGAATACTCGGCACAGATTTCATCTGCTACACCCAGCGAACAGCAACGGCTGATCCGCAAGTTTGCCGATACCTCCGAAAAGGCGCTGACGAAGTGCCTGGTGCAGGACGCAAACCTAAAGAAACAAGCCAAGAAGCTGCTGCGCTCTGCTTACGCAACGTCTATCGGCTGGTGGAAACTCAGCTGGCAGGAAGATCGCCGCAAAGACCCGATCATCCTAAACAAGATCAAGGACACGCAGGACAATATTGACCGGATCGAAATGCTCTTGAAGGAGCTGGAAGATCCTCAGCTGTGCGCCAATGAAGAACTGACGCTGGCTGAACTCAAACAGACCTTGGCCGGCCTTGAAACACAGCAGGAAGTGACTGTTGCGCGTGGGCTCGCGCTTGATTTCGTCATGTCGGAAGACGTTCTGCCGATTGATGAAGGTGTGCGTACCGTGTCTGACTATCTGAACGCCGGGGCCATTGGGCACCGCGTGTGGATGACGCCTGACCAGTACGAATCGCGCTTTGGCTACAAGCCAACCAAGGCAAAGAGCTATTCAGAGAAGCCGGGCGGCGTAATTACTGCAGACAACGTAGACAAGGAGAAGGCTTCCCTGCTGTGTGTTTGGGAGGTGTGGAGCCAGCTCGACAATCGTATTTATTACGTGTGCATCGGCGAGGAGGGTTTCTGCGAAGAACCGAAGTCGCCCGACTGGACCGGCAAGCGCTGGTATCCGTTCTTCCTGCTGGCCTTCAATGAGGTGGATGGCTCGTTCTACCCACTGTCAGACATTGAGCTAACCGAAAAGCTGGTCGAGGAATACAACCAGAACCGGGAAGACTTTGTTCGTGATCGCCAAGGCGCATTGCCAATCAACATTGTGCGCAAGGGCGGGGCGCTGACCGATGACGACCTGAACAAGCTGAAGAACCGCCAAGGTTCTGACCTTGTACTGGTCGAAGGCGTACCCGGAACACCGCTGCAGAACGACATTTTCTCGGGCTCGCTGGCAAACCTGAACGCGCAGAACTACGACACCGCACCCGCCCGTCAAGACATGGAAATGCTGATTGGTGGGGGTGACGCTGCCAGAGGTGCGGTGCTTAAAGCCAAGACCGCGACAGAGGCCGAGATTGTGTCTCAGGGTTTGCGTGGCCGCTCCGCAGAACGTCAGGACACCTTAGAGGATGTGCTGAACGAGCTGGGCCCCTACGCGCTGGAAATCCTGCTTCGCAAGATGGACGAAACTGAAATCAAAGCCATTTGTGGGCCGGATTCCGTCTGGCCGGCGATGTCGATTGATGAGATTTTCAACCTCGTTTCCATCCAAGTCCGGGGCGGTTCGACGGGCAAGCCTGATCGCCTGCAAGAACAAGACCGTTGGACCAAGCTGCTACCTGTCATCCAAAACGCCATTGAGAAGGTGGCGACGCTGCGTGAAGCTGGTCAAGAGGCTTTGGCGAATGCCGTGATCGAGCTGACGCGCGAAACGCTACGTCGTTTCGATGAGCGTGTGGATATTGAGCAATTCCTGCCACCGGTAGCCGAGGGTGAGGAAGACCCAGCCACGCTCAAGCAGCAAGTGATTCAACTGCAGCAGCAGTTGCAGCAAGCCCAGCAGATTGCCGAAGACGCGATCAACAAGGTGGAAAAGGGCTATCTCGACGCTGCCACTCAGATTGCAACGAGCGCCAACCCGGCTATCTCTGCACAAGCTTTTGCCATGTCGATGCAAGTTGTCGAGGGCAATCCTCCACCACCGGAACAAATGCCGCCGCCAGTGGCACCTGTGGCTTCCCCTGAACCTGCCCAAATCCAATAATCATGAAACTATTTCTTCGCCTGATGAATCAGTTCGCCGAGGGTTCAGACCTTGGCGGTGGTGACACGACTGCGGATACGACTGCCGACACATCGACGGTTGATACCCAACAAACAGACGACACCGGCCCCGCTTCCATGCTGGAAGCCATTGAGGCTGCCGTTCCGTCTGTTGATCCCGAAGTAAAGCCAGAGGCCAAGCCGGAAGAGGTAAAGCCGGAAGTTAAGGCCGACACCCCAGAAGACCTGACCCAAATGCCAGAGGGTTTGACACCCAAGGCACAAGAGCGCTTCCAGAAGCTGGCGAATGCCAACAAGGAAGTGACGGCCAAGTACGAAAGTGTTCTTCAAGCCGTTGAGCCGTTTCAACAGGCATTGCAAGAAGCACAAGTAACGCAAGAGCAATTCACCATGGCGACCGAGTACATCGGTCTAGTCAACAAGGGTGATCTGCGTGGGGCTTTGGCTGTCATGGACCGCGAACGCGCTGCACTGGCTTTGCACCTTGGCGAGCCACTTGCCGGCGTTGATGCGCTATCTGATTTCCCTGATCTGCGTCAGGCCGTTGATCAATTCCAGATCACAGAGGCCCGCGCGTTGGAGATTGCCAAAGGCCGCGCCAACCAGAACGCGCAACAAGCGCAGCGCCAACAGCAAGAGCAAAGCCAAGCACAGCGGGAACAGGCGCGTGAGATTTTCGAGCGAGGCCAAAAGTCCGTCGATGATTACTGCAAACAGATGCAGAGCACGGATTTGGACTATCCAAAGATCGAGCCGATTTTGGTTCAGCAAATTGCCGATGGCTTGCTTGAGGGTATCCACCCATCGCGTTATGCCCAGGTGGTAACTCATGCATACAAGATGATCAAGGCGACGGCTGCAGGTAATAAGTCTTCGCCAAGCACCACAGCGCTTCGCCCGACTGGTCAGGCTTCGCCTTCACAGGCACCGAAGACCATGCACGAAGCAATGTGGGGCAACAAGGCGTAACGCGGGACTCGCCGTCCGCTTGTTGAGCGTAGCCGAAGTCGCTCCGGCGTGTAGTACCTGTCGTTAGAAGTGACTGGTGTGAGCCTGATTCACCACAGGCAAACGTGACGTAGTTCCGAGTCGTCCACGGAGTCAAGTTTTTTAAACGTTTGCTCAAGGAGTTTCATCATGCCATTCACCTCGCAAGAGATCATCGACGCCGGTAAGGCCGGCCTCGATTTCTATCTGGCCAACAAGCCGGTAGATCAAATCGCCATCGACCGTCCTCTTCTGAAAGCCATGCAAGGCAAGAAGAAGGCCGCGCCGGGCGCCAAGCAGTTCATCGTTGAGCAGTTGCGTACGCGCTACGGCTCAAATTTCCAGTGGTACAACGGTTCGGCAATTGTTACCTACAACAAGCGCCAAACGCTGGAACAGGCTAACTACGCATGGCGCTCTTGCCATGATGGCCTTGCACTTGACGAAGATCGTCTGGCACAGAACGGCATCATCATCACCGATGATTCCGGCCCGTCGAACGCGAGCCAAGCCGAGAAGATCCAGCTGACCAATCTGTTTGAGGAACAAAGCGAAGTCCTTCGCTTGGGCTTCCAAGAACAGTTCAGCTATCAGATGCATCTGGATGGCACCCAAAGCACCGATGCCATCGCCGGTCTTGATTCGCTGGTTTCGCTGACCCCTACCACCGGCACTGTCGGCGGTATTGATCGCAGCCAAGCTGCGAACGCCTACTGGCGTAACAACGTTGCAACCGGTCTGACCACCACGACCACCACCGGCACGATCCTGAACCAGATGGAAATCACCCATCGTAACTGCGTCCGTAACGGTGGTCGCCCGGATCTGATCCTCGCTGGCTCGACCTTCGTGGATGGCTACCGCAACTTCCTCACCAACACCTTTGGTCGTATGGATTACGGCCCCGGTGGTTTCAAGCGTGTTGAGGGCGGTACGCAGGTCATGACCTTCCAAGGCACTGATGTGCAGTGGTCGCCTGAGTTCTTTGAACTCGACAGCCGCTTCGCACCGGCCACCCCTTGGGAAAAGCGCTGCTATTTCCTGAACACCCAGACCATCACCCTGCGTCCGCTCCAAGGTCACGACATGAAGACCCGCAAGCCGCCGCGTGCGTATGACCGGTACGAATACTACTGGGGTCTGACGTGGAAGGGCGCCTTGACCATGAACCGTTCCAACGCGAACGCGGTTCTGGCCTTGTCGTAAGACGATACCCCTCCCTTCGGGGAGGGGTTTTGTTGGGCTCTCGTCGCTCCTGGCGGTGGCGGCGAGTTAGGCCGGTTTCGGCCGGCCTCTTTTTAGCCGCCATATAAGGAGTTTAAAAATGTCCCGCCAGTCCGCCGTAAGAAAGCCAGAACAGAAGCTGTATTCGCAGCGCATTCTGGTAATGATCGACCGCGACATGACCGAGAAAACCTCGAAGGTCATCTGGTCTCACGAAAAGCCATTGCTCGAGCTGCTACACGGCGAAGGCAAGGTGATCGAAGTTGACCCGAACACCCTGAATGAAGGCTACAGCGCCAAGCTGACGCCGCAAATGATCATCCACAAGCCGCCAAACGGCGCAACGCTGGACAAGATCACCCCGCCTTCGCAAAACCACGGCTTGGGCTTCCTGTTTGTCGGTGATGCCGGCTCGGAATACCAACGTTTGGCCGAAGCCTACGGAATGCTGCCAGAGGAAAAGATTTTGGTAGTCGAGAAGGCTTATGGCCGCTTCCAGACCGGTGTTTTTGGTGAGCTGCTTGGAACCCCGTCGCTTGAGGAGCTTCCAGAAGCCCAGCTGCGTTCGGTACTCACCGAATACAACATCGAAATTCCCGCAGACGCAAATCTTGTGAAGCTGGCAGAAGACGCTGGCATCCAGTTCTAAGGAGCAATCATGCAAATTCTGATTGAAAAAGACTCAGCAACTCGCTTACCACGCGAGGTCAAGGACATCGAAGAAGCAAAGGCTATTGGCCTGCAGTTTCCGGTGTATGTGGTTGCCGATGACAACAGCCAAGTTCCGCTGGCTGCGTATCTGGCTGAGACTGAACCCCAAGAGGTAGAAGAGTCAGACAACAAGGACGCTGAGTAATGGCCTATCGCACCCTAGACGGCCTACGCGCCGAGCTGCTTGCACGCCTCAGCATGGGCGGGATGGGCGCGTCTGGCGGTGCGAATCAGGTCATCTTTGATTCATTCCTCAGAAACGGCCAATACCAGCTCTACCGCCTTCAAGATTGGCGGTTCCTCGTTTGGTATGAGGACAAGACCATTGGCGTTGATCAGAACGTGATCGACTACCCGGAAGCGTGTGCTCGCGATCAACGTATTCTGAAGATCGAAACCGTATATGGCGGGCAATGGCGCAAGTTGACTGAAGGTATCACCACAGAAATGTGGAACACGATGGATGTTCAGTCATTCCCATCTAACTACGAGCGCTATGAGCAAATCCTGATTTATCCAAAAGCGAATCAGGTCTACACGATCCGCGTGTGGTACGTGAAAGACCTTGGCCGCTTCACCGAGAACGGTGATCGCGCCACGCTGGATGATGAAATGATCCTGCTGCATGCGCTGGCAAACGCAAAGGCACATTACCGTCATCCTGACGCGGCAACTTATCAAGGTCAGTTGAATACACTCGTTGCTTCGCTTCGGGGGCAGTCATTTAGCCAGAATGGTGTTTATCGCCGTGACGTATTGCCACCACCTGAGCAAAGGCCTCAGGTTGTTGGTCGGGATGTGCCGTAATGGCCGCAATCACCTATGCCGACTTCTCCGGTGGTCTTGATCGCCGGCTTCCAATCTCGGTTCAGGACGCCAACAAGCTCTGGACCCTGAAAAATGCCTATATCACGCTGGGCAAGCGCATCAAGAAGCGGCCAGCGCTCAAGCGCATGGCAACCGGGCTTTCTGGTTCATACGGGCTCAAGTCAATCAGTGGGCGCCTGAAGGTTTTTACTGATGCCGGGGTTGCGTTTACACCGCCTGCAGAAGTTGACAACGTTGTTCTGGACAAGCCGAGCTGGGCGGCTGGATCGGCGATGAATGCTGTTCACTACGCGGATACCTTTCAGGGTTTCCCGTATGTAGTCAATGAGTATGCAAATGGTCAGTACGCTCACCACTACGTAGATACGAGTTCGCGGCAATTCACAGTCACCATTGCTGCGCCTGGTGTTTTTTCGCTTACAGGACACGGCTTTATTGCTGGGCAAGAGGTTGTTTTAAGCACTACTGGGGCGCTGCCTACTGGTTTGACAGCTGGCACGACCTACTATGTGCTGGCGCCGCTTGCCAATACATTTAATCTTAGCCTGACCGTGGGCGGTGCTGCGATCACCACGACGGGTACGCAGTCGGGTGTGCATAGTGTCACTGGCCGGACGCCCATTACTGACCCTAACAACCCGCGCCGTATTTCTGTCACCAAAGCAGCAAGCCGGGTGTTCGGTGTTGCCGGTGAGGTGGTCCGCTATTGTGCGGCGGGTGCTGCGCGAGACTGGACAACGGCAAGCAATGCAGGGTTTCTGCCGGTTGCCATTCAGCAGGACGCAAAAACAGACTGTACAGCGGTGGGTACATTCCAAGACGCGCTGGTTGTGTTCTTTCCGGAAAGCGCACAGATATGGAATGTCGCGGTTGATCCGGCTGCCAATGCAATCAGCAAGCGAAATGCCGGGGCAGGATGTACGGCACCCTTATCCCTTGCCTCTTTTGCCAATGACTTGATGTTCCTAAGCCCCTTCGGGTTCCGGTCCATGACTGTGCAGGCAATCAACAGCCGGATTGATGATGCTGACGTCGGCGTGCCGATCGATACCCTAGTCGAGCCGGATATTGCCGAGGTTGCGCTTGAGCCAAATGCTCACCAGATATTTTCAGGCTGGATTGCTCAGTTTGGGCAGTATTGGGCGGTTTTTGACTTGGGCGACCGCTCCAAGGTATGGACTTACACCTATTCGAAGTCGTCTAAGTTGGCCTGTTGGAGTGAGTACGAATTCAAGATCCGCATTCAGGCCATGACCACCCAAGCCGGGCGCGTGTATGTCCGATCGGATGACGCACTTTATGAGCTATCAGCAGTTAAATACACCGATGACGGTGATTTGATCCCAGTGGAGGTGCAAATGGCCTTTCAGGATGCAAAGTCGCCCGGTGTTTCAAAGATGTTCTATGGCGCCGACTTTGTCTGTGGAGGTTCGCCGGATATTTCCTACAAATACGATCCGCGTGATCTGGATAAGGAAACAATCTCTCAGCGTATTAGCGGGGATACACGACCTGGTGACATGGCACCCGTTGAAGTCACGGCGCCAACACTGGCACCCGTTTTCCGACATGAGCTTGATGAAGCATTTGAGCTCAATGCGCTGACGCTTTACTACAACCCGCTTGGGACGATTTGATGTTTGAACAGCTCACGCTCCCAGCTGCTTTGCATATCTGCCAGAACATGCGGCAGCTGGATCGAGATTGCCTGATCGCTACGCTAGGCGGCTTTTCCCCAGAAGCATTTGCGATTGACCGCTGGCAAACCGTTGGCGCGGCATGGGCTTTCTATCAAGACGGTGTCCCTGTCCTGATGGCAGGTATTGAGCAGCGAGTTCCATGGATGGGGGTGGCTTGGATGGTGTCAACCGAGGCTGTGACAAACGATTCATGGAAAAAAATAATCAGGTTTTCGCGCAATGTATTCAATAACGCCAGCATTAAGTTGCAACGCATTGAAGCTTACGCAATAGAGACATGGCCTGAGGCCTGCAAGTATCCGAAGTTGTTTGGGTTCAAGCAGGTAAACGTCAAGCAAAAGGCTGGCAAGGACGGCCAGAACGTTATTGAATTCGCGATCATAGGGGCTTTGGGATGAACACAAATATTATCGCCGCTGAAATTTTGACGGGCGGCCAATCAACAGAGTTCGCCTTAAGCACCACATCGGCTCAAGGCCCGGTGCTGACACTTCCTAACAACTTTCCAGCCGGTGTGCCTGCTCCCTGCACGCTGACCGTTGACGTAGCGTTTTATGTGCGCAAAGGTTCAAACCCGGTTGCCGTGGCGGCTGTAGATCAGCGCTTCCCTGCTGGAATGTATCGAATTGAATTGCTGCCTGGTGAACGCCTTGCACTCGTGCTTGCGACTGGCACGGGTTCGGCAAGCTTCACGCCGGGCGCTTAAAAGGAGAACACCATGGGTGGCGGTGGCGGTGGTGATGGCGGCGCAACAGCTCGCCAGCAGCAAATTGAGGCACAAAAGACAGCAGCCCGCGAGCGGCTGAACACGCTTTTTGGAGCTTCCGAAGGATCGGACGAGGCAGCACAGAACCGTGCGGCCCGTGATGAGCTGTATTCGACTGTCAGAACCAATGCATTCGACGCCGGGAAACGTAGTCTTGATGAGGACTACCAAAAGGCGCAGCGCCAAAACAAGTTTGCTCTGTTTGCTCAAGGATTGAATGCTGGCTCTGAAGACATCAACCAAAACGCCCTTCTTGGCCGAACCTATGACCAAGGCCTGCTTGACCTTGGCGCAAAGGCAGATGCAGCAAAGGCCGGGTTTAAGGCAAACGATGAAAGCAGCCGCTTGCAGCTGTTGCAATCAATTGATGCGGGGATGGACCAGAGCAGCGCTATCAGCTCGGCCATGAACCAGATGAAGAACAACTATGACCGCCAGTTGGCAGATGCAAACACAACCGAGCTAAACGATCTTTTTTCAACCTCTGGTGCGCTCTACACGCAAAGCCAAGCCGCCAAGGGCAAGCAGGCTGGCATCACTGATTGGTGGAATCAGCTAAACCAATTGGGCGGGGCGAATACCAAGAACAAGGCCGCTGCAACCGGCATTCAAACTAGAACATACGGATAAGCCATGACAGCCGCAGCGCTTCCTTACATTCTTGCCGCGGGTGGGACTGCCTTGCAGATGAAGGCAAGTAGTGACGCCAATAAAGAGCGGCGCGGGATCATTAACGCCCAATTGGCGCGTGATGAGGAAACCGCTAAAAAGGGTGCTGCATTAGTGCTTGAGGAGGGTGAAAAGCTCAACCCACAAACGCGGCAAGAGAATCTGCAAACGCAAGAAAACCAGATTTCAGCCCAGCAGATGGAAGACCTCAAAACAGGCGCGGGCGGCGGCGAAATCGGCTCTTTCAATGCGGCAGGTGATGCAGGCAATGTATCCAGCGATTTTGTGAAAGAAAAAGCTGCACGGGCTGTGACTGAAGGAAACCGCCTGACAGATGTAGCAAAGGCTTTGGCGAAAACACGCTCCTCTGGCACCTTGCAGAGTAATGAAGCGCTGAGTCGGGCTGACCTGGCTGGGGATCTGAATAATCTGTATGGCGCAAATGCAAATCTCGGGCGGGCATCAAGCAATGATGCAAGCGCAGTGGTGCCAAACCAAGGGCTGGTAGGGCTGGGAACTGTGGCATCAATGATTGGTTCGGGGATGGCGGCAAGTGGTTTTGGTACATCCCCGTCCTCAGTAGCGCTGGCATCAAAAAACGGAACATGGGCAACCTCAGGTAATGCAGGAATCGATTGGGGAAAGGTGAGAACATAATGCCTATCTTCAGAGTACCAGTTCAGGGCCTCACGCGACTCGCCGCATCTATTGGTGGTGGTGATTCTGCATACCAGCAGGGTTACCAAAACGAGATGCAAACCCAAAGTGCGGTTGGCAGGGCGATTGCTGACGCTCGCCTGAAAAACGCACAGGCCGATCAGGAAGAGCAGTTGTTCAATATGCGCACACCGGAGGCTATCAAGAAGAATGCCATGTTTGGTTCGGGCATTCCAGAAGACGGGGCTGCTGATGTAGATGAGTTTTTAAAGACCGGCAAAATAGCTCGCACCATCCCTTTACCCGCTGGCGTACAAGGCCCGGTAGAAAATGCACCTGAATGGGCACCACGCCTTCCTCAGGTTGGCCGTTCAGTAATGGCCCTCAACAACGCGCTTGCACTCGGCGACAAAAACAGTTCTAACGTTGCTGAATCTATTGGCCGTTACCGTGACCAAGGACTGAGCGATGACATCATTTCTGGCAAGTTGGCCCCTACCCGTGTGGCGCAAGGTCAATATGCGGCAGGCATTAGCAAAAACGAGCCATTCAAAGCGAATGAATGGGGCTCTACCAACATCATTACTGGCGCTGTTGATGACTCTGG